CCTGTGGTGCTTGTTTATAATGTTGTTGATATTGCTGATCCAATTGGGATTACTGCAACATATGATGGTGGCGATGTATTGCTTTCTTGGAATATTATTACACAGGCTGATAATGTTGACGCATTTGTTCGGTTTGAAGTATTAACTGATGCCGGTAATCCTGTAAGCATTGCTGGAAATAATATACGGAATTATGCAGATATTGCAAATACTAATATGGGCGTTCCAGTTACATATACAGTTCGTACTGTTGTTGATGGTGCAACTGGTGAGATTGCTGGGTCTGGTACAGATGTTACTATTACACCCACAGCAATATCATTGGAACAAAATCGGGGCGGGAAGAAGACTGTGGTAAATGAAGGTAATAAAGATTTAACAAATGAACAACGTAATCGGATATTTAAAAATCTATTTATGAAGAATAGTTTACCTCGTTCGCAGAAACGCTTTCTTGTTAATAAATCTGAATTGAAATTTCTTCCGAGTAAGACGAATTATGCTAGAATTAAAGATGATGTTATTGTTTTGCCACCAGAGTCTGGTGCAGATACGGATATTATCGATGTTAATAGGATAGATTTATCTAATAAAACATTGTATTCTGCACTTGAAGTCAATGATGTTTTGAAGTTGCGATTTATTGGCAAGCCGGATATTTATAAGTTTACACAAACGACTAATACCCAAATGGAAATTAAGGAATATGCCAATGATGTGGCTTTGGCTGGTGATTCTCATAGGTCTGTTACAACTAAAAATGATGGTGATGAGTTTGAGATTCCATTTATAAATGTAATTATTACCATTGGTAGTATTGTGGTTACTGCTGGAAATATTCCTTGTTTGACTAAGGGCACCTTAGTAAAAACTCCTACGGGTTTTATAAAAGTCGAGAAATTGTCTATTGGCGATAAAGTTGTCACTCATGATAAGCGAGTTGTTCCTATTACTGGTTTGATTCGCAATAATATCATATCAACTGTGTCTAATACACCATACATTATTCCGAAGGATTTCTTTGGCAAGAATATCCCACGTCGGGAATTTACAATTAGTCCTAATCATGCTGTATGTGCTGATAATGATGGTGAATCATGGTTTATCCCTGCACATCATGGTGACAAATTGTCACGTGTTGATGTTGGTGAACGCGTCAGTTATTTCCATGTTGAACTTCCTAATTGGCTGATTGACAATATGGTTATTGGTGGGAATATTATCGTAGAAAGTCATGCAGATGCTTACCATAAACGACTTGAATTGACAAATCCCATGTATGATGAATTGAAGAATGGTCTTTATAGACGCGCGTATTCTGTTTATGCACACCAAGAACGGGTGATTAAACAGAAAAAAGAAAAAGAAAAAGAAAAAGAACGAGCCCGGGTCCGTAAGCAGAAACTTGAACGAGATAGGTTACGTCTATAATGAACATTGTGAGCATTTTGTCTTTGGTGTTGCACAAAAAATCATGTTGCCTTTGAGTGAATGACGATGGTATTGTGTGGAATGGGTTGAGACCGAGACAGCATTTGTGTCGGATGTTGAATATGTGCCTCTGATGGGTAATTTACATATGTGATTCTTATCATTTAATTTGTTTTTTATTCCTGGATTGAACCGATTGCTTTTCGGTTTCGTAAAATTCATAATATATCTATATATAGATATTATAACTATATTGTGTATCTATTTTTAGCTTGTGTATCTATTTTTAGCTTGTGTATCTATTTTTAGCTTGTGTATCTATTTTTAGCTTGTGTATCTATTTTTAGCTTGTGTATCTATTTTTAGCATCTGCATTTTGATGTTCTAAACATCCCGAAACTTCGCACTTTTCCACCACTCTTTGCTACGAGACCTGGTGTGCTTGCTGGCTGTTCTCTTAAAACACCACCTCCCTTCTTTCTCGCTAGGTAACGCGCATACGAATCGTTCTTCTTGATTGGCTGCACACCTGTGTCTAACTTTGACGCATCTGTCCCATATGCTGTTATATTCATTTTATTCATTAAATATTCTGATGCCGATACGCGCACCGTTCCTTGTATGAGTCTCTGACGAGCATCTTGTGAATTTTGGTCGCTCCCCGCGAGATTTCTACACCCATCTTTCTGTCCGGGTAACATTGGTCTTTGCGAATCACATCCACACAAACTCATTTAATATATATTAATATATTAAATTGAATTCAAATGTTCCCTTTGGTGGTATTTAGAATGTCATTTTCATGTGCTAAATGTTCTAAAGACTTTAAAATTAAATCTTGGTTTGATAAACATCTTGCAAAATGTACCGCTGAGGATGGGGACGAAACACCACCATCCATTTCTGATATGTATAAAATGATTTGTTCCATGAAAAAAGAAATCGATTCACTTAAAAAAACCGTTGCAAAATATGAACGTGGCGGAGTTGGAGGTACTACTCCGAGTTTGAGAGGTGATAGAAACAACTTAATTGAAACTGAGAAATTATTGCCGATTGATGTTTGTTATGAAGATTGGGCTCATAAACTATCTGTTACACGTGATGATATTTATGAAATTATTAGGAGTGGGCATATACAAGGCATCATCACTGTTATGTGGAATAAAATTGAATCTATTGAACATTCACCCATTTGTATCTATAATAATACCGTTATGGTTTATTCTAAGTCTGGATGGAAACGCATCACTAAATCGCTTCTCTCTATTGCTACGCAAAATATTCAATCTCAAATCTCGGGTGTATTTGAAACTGAATGCCCCGAATTAAGCAATATCGATTCAATTGACTTTAATTTTGATGCTTATATGAAAAATATGGAAATATTGTTAGCACAATCTCCAACGAATGAATGTTTTATGAAATGTCTTTTGACTGGACATTGATTTAAACATTTTTAATAGGTTGATGTATCTATCGCAGATACCCTTATTGATTTATATAATTATTCTATTATGGTTTTCATTTTAAAATAGTCTTCTTTTATATATATATGAATAATGGAACAGAGGCGGTGAGGGATGAGGAGGAATATATTATAATTTTACTGGGGAGAAGGAGACGGTTCAGTTTTATACTAATAAAATTGATTCGTTAATAAACAAAATTAAGAATATTTTGCAAAATGATAGAGATGACCCTATAATTGCTGAGGTTATTATGACAACTCCTGATTATGTTAAATTCCACATATATAAACATTTTCTTGAGAAGATCGTGAAGAAGGATAAGCAAAATATTATTGGCAATGATGTGATTGGTTTTTATGAAGCAGAAACTCTTCCACAATTAATGGGTTTACTGCACAGAGATGATATATTTGATGGGGAAAAGCACCTCATCTTCCTCGAACCGNATGCGAAGATTGTAAATGCTGCAGCTATTAAGGCATTCGAACATGTGCATAATGATAAGGTTCCCATAAGTCAGGATTTTGTATGGGATGGATCGAAAGGAACAATGACTGTTGAATATAAATAGAATGAATTTAAAATTGATATAAATATAATTATTATAATTATATCAATAATGTCTGATTGTGGTCAGAGTGGAGAATTGTCTATTCAGGTTGATAGCCCTATGACTGCCCCAACTTATTATTCGAATCTGGGAAACTATGTGCCACCACCCCCATATCACGCTTCTTCACTTCATTGTACCACTAACTGTATTTCGATTACCAATACGCCAGATAATATTCGATATGCCATTGAACATCAATTCATTAATGAATTGATTGCACTTGGAATGAGTATACAGATTGAACACTCTGTGATTGACGTCTGGTCAACTACTGTGTTTGCTACAGCACAAAATGGTATTAAGATAAACAATATGGAGTTTTTGCATCGAGGAATTCAAGCACCAGCAGAATATGTGGTAAATTGTCAAATTACTGCAATGGATGACGGTGCAACCCATGTTCGATGTAGAAAAATATCTGGTTCATCTGTTCTACATAGAATTGTTTTTAAAATTTTGGGCGGCATTCTAGATAGTATTTCTGACCCTGAATCTACTACACCAGTCGCTCCTTTGCAACCTAGTAGACAGGACAGTTTTGACTTGCATATTGACCCAGATGCGGGACCAATTCAAGCATTGGAGAGTCAACCTCCACCTCCCCCATCATCTTGCAATAGGCAACAGGATAATCCAGCATTGTTGGTGGAGAGTCGTGAGGCGTTGTTGGAAGGGCGTGAGGCGGCTGTGACCGACCGTGAGAACGTGATGGATGTTTGTGTGAATGTGGTAGATGGGCGTGAGGTGTTGGTTGCTGACCGTGAGGCGGATGTGGAAGGGCGAGAGGTCTTGGTGACTGACCGTGAGGTGGCTGTGGAAGGGCGTGAGGTGGCTGTGGATAGGCGTGAGGTGGTTGTGGATGGGCGTGAGATAGGAGTGGAAGCTCGTGAGTCGGATGTGGAAGTTCGTGAAGCGGATGTGGAAGGGCGCGAGATGGTTCTTAAAAACGACACTAATCAATTTAACTTATATGTACGAAATTATTATAATCAATACGGACTGCAACGCCTTACTGATATTTCAGCTACTATTATGTTGTGTTCTATTCTTGTTATATTCTGGAATTAAAAAAAATTGATATTTTATTTTGGTTGGTTATATGTAGTATTCACAATGTCTAAACGTGTTCGCAATCAGACCTCATTCTATACACCCGAAGACCATCGTAATGTGCGTTCGGTTATCAAATGTGGTGAGGGAGGATGGTCTCCTAAAGAACAAACTTTGTTTGATGGCGACAACACAGTTTATCAAAAAGAACAAGAACGGCGGCGTTTGGCTGGACAAACGCCTATTATTATTTGTATGGGAGGTCCATATTCAGATGCATGGTATCCGCCATTGAAATAGTTAATTATTTCCAGAGATATCTTTTTCTAATAGAACTTGATAGGGTGCGCAACTATTTGATGATTCATATATTTTTGAAAGTTTTGCCTTTTGGTCTTCTGTACATGTTACCACTGTTGTCATCATTACACATTCTTGTATTTGTTTCCAGTATCGCTTACCAAAACTGTCAAGTTTCAATCGGTTCTGCATTGAAATTCTCCATACTTCTCTACCATCTAAAATTGCATGTAATTTGGATGGGGAGTGTTTTTGTTTTTCTGTTATTAGGTCTAATTGTGCTTTCAGTCCCATTAAAAATTGGTCAACAGGGTCAAAATTGTGAGGTAATGTGAAATTCCACGTTACTATCTCCACATTTGACATAATATATATATCTTAATTAATATTTTTAAAGTCCCTTTTAAACAATATTATTTGAACATTGTTAGTTTATATCACGCAAATAATCTTCCCAATTATCTGGACTGACTTTCGTTCCACCATCGTATTTAACCGCAAACCGATGTGTTATCATCCATTTATTTAAACATTCATTACCCAACCATATTTCAGCTAATAGTCTTCCATATTTTTCTGTTTGTACATTTCGTAGTTCTACATCTCGATATAGAATTTTTGCAGAAAGGGCATCTCTTGCTTGCAGTGCCACTCGTTTTTCTACTTCATTCTTTGTTTTCAATTCTGGGGTATCAATCCCATTTAGCCTTACAGAAAACCGATACAGAGGTGATTCTAATGTTTTTGGTAATTTTGCTGCGACTGTAATTGTATCACCATCATATACTTTTATTACTCTACCTTTTGTTATAGGGGCAACAAAAGGCTTTGTGTTAATCCACAGCTCACTGTTTTTTATGCCATCGAACATACCATCGTGCGCACCATCGTTCGTATCATCAATCACTAATGTTTTTTCTTGTGCTGGTGTTTTTTTCTCATATACTTGGTTGGGATCTTGCTCATTGGATTTGTTAACTGACATACAATGACCCATTTATATAATTGATATATATCGATATATTTATATCAATTATTCTTCTGGTTGACCAATCCGAGGGAGAGGGTGAGGTGTATATGGTGATTCTTTTACAGGAATTGTCGTCTTGACCATCTTCTGTATTTCAATGTCCATGTCTAATTATAATGATACAAATCTTTTATCATCAATTTCTTCTAATGTTCGACATTTTTTATAATCTATTTCTCGTATTTTTAATCGGATTATTTCGGCGATTGATGGTCTAATAAACTTCTTTGCAAATATAATTGTTGCTGTATTATTCATCATCGCTGCCATGCTAAACATTACATGTTCGTCTGTATCTAGGATTACATAAGATGATAGGTTATATAATATATTTCGGGGGATTTCGGGTTTTGTTTTATTATTATTAATAAGTTCTTCAATACATTTATTAGCATCTATAATGTTAGATTTAAAGAATGGCAAGACTGTAGATATTTTATGTATAAATTGTTTCACATATAAACTATTATTTGGATGATGATCGCTATATACCAATATCATACATTCATCCGATATATTTGATATATTGCTGCATTTTCGCATTACATCTGGGTCTTGTGTGTCTATCTCGGTGCATTCTTTGATATATTCCAGTTTTAATATTGTTTGCAATGCTAAAATAAAATATATATCATTTGTCATACTTGTCTCAGACAAATGCATTAGTATTATTCCTTTATTGTTCAACTTTTTCCTTATTATGTTTTTAGTCATTGCTTGAGCGGTGACAAAATATTTATCAAATATATTATTTATATTGATTTGGGGTAGTTTTGTATTTTCTACAATTTTCAAAAACAAGTCAAATATATGAATTAATGTATATCGTTTCTTAATATAGGATAAATCATCCGAAAATGTCGATGCTGGTAGCATCTCATAATTAATTAAATTGTATTGTGTGAAAATGGTTGATGTTGATGTTTTTGTATTATATACAATTAATTTCTGTATGGATGGTGATGTAACTCTATAATAACTGTTGACATTTATAAATAATAACAGTTCCGTATAATTTTTTGGCATATGGGTCCAGAATTTTGTGATACCATTACCACCCTCTACCGAAATTGACTCTTTTGGGGGGGTCTTTATGATTTTTGTATTTGGTCTCTTCATGTCCCTTCTAAACATTAATTATACATTATATAATATATAATGTTTGGTAGTTCGTCGCAAAATATTTTTGGGGTTAAAACGTCCTCTGTTGCTGCAACTTCTTTGACTGGCACTACGGAAGCCGCTATTAGTACATTGACTGGATTTGCAACAATGTCTGGTATATTACCTAGTGATGTTTCGGCACTCATTGATTTAGCATACAATCATTTTTTAGTACCTTTTGATGATCGTGCCTTTTATAAAATTGGCACTTCTACAGAAAGAGATTCTATTGTTACTGGATTAAATAATTATCATAGCACTATTATTAGTGATAATACATTGAAAATTTTTATTAATTCTATATCTAGGGCTACCAATGCGGCGTATAATATGAAATCATTGGAGTCCAATTTCTTAAGTTATAAACGTGAAACACAAGCAGAGATTGAAAATCTTAAAAGACAAATTGCTGCATTAATGGATGTTGAATATACTTCGACTGATGCAGCTGGCGGCAGGGGTATTGCTACATTTGCTATTGAACTTACTGCATTTTATAAATTATATATATTTTTATACGGATATCATCCGGATGATGATTCATGGATTCGTGATACACGAACAACAATTGTTCGTGAATTGAATTCTCGTATGAATGCTGGTGAAATTACACAAGATGATATTTTACCTGAGTTATACTTGAATACATAATAATAATTATTATATATAATATTCATTATGAATGATATAGATTTGGATATTGAGAATTATAGCGTTAATGATATTAGGAAATTGTTTGGGTTACAAGACACCTACACACAAGATATATTGCAGGAAAAGGTTGATATATATCTTAATATGGTTGGCGATAGTGATGAAATTTCACCCAAAAACAAAAAACGGATTTCTCAATTTCTTAATTCTCTTCGCGTGACACTTATTCGACACTTGAATAATAGTGGGCTGTTTAGAGATGATGGTGCTGGTGGGGCTTTGGGTGCTGGGGCTAGTGGGGCTTTGGGTGCCGGGGCTAGTGCTTTGGGTGGGGGTAGTAGTTTAGACATGATTGGTGATGGTCCTGGTTACGGTAAAGGTGTTGACGTGGGAAGACGGGTTGACCATGCACTTACGCGCCCTAATATAGTTGAGCCATATTTTGACCAATCTCATAAAAAAGGTGATACTATTCATACTTATCGCGATACTGATAATGTAGATGGTGAAGTACATGTAGTCAAATATAAGCGCGACCGATTGAATCAGATTCATCGAGAGACTTTTAAAAGATGTGTAACAATTGATACTCGATTTAGGGATAATTATGCCACAACCAAGTCAACCGATTTTAAATGTCATTTATCCGATAAATTTACGAATGTTGTTTCATTGCAATTATCTGCATTAGAATTTCCCACCTCTTTTTTTGTCATTGATGATACGATTGGCAATAATTTTTTCTCTTATCAGGTTATTGAAGAAGGTGTTTTTAGTATTATTAAAACGGTTGTTATTCCTTCTGGCAATTATAGTCATAGTGATTTATTAAGTGAAATTAATGATACTATTACTACTAATAATGACAGCCTTTCTATATCTGTCGATATAACCACTATGGGAAGTGGGACTGGTAAAACCGTTATCACTAATCAAGGTTCTCAGATGATTAATATTTATTTTAATCGTGATAAAAAAGGTAATCAAGATGACAGTCCAATTCCTTTAAAATTTGGATGGATATTAGGATTTAGGGAAGGTGAATATATTGGAAATACTCGATATGTATCGAGTGGAATGTACGATGACCATGGTTCTAGATACATGTTTTTAGTTGTAAATGACCATAATAATTGCGTTGATACATATGTTTCTCTTTTTAATGCATCTGTTATGAATCGGAATATTTTAGCGAGAATTAGCATGAAAACGCCTACATTTCATATTTTAAATGAAACTGGTATTCATTTAATTACCGAACCGAGAAATTATTTAGGACCTGTTAGTATTTCAACATTAGATATTCAAATTATTGATGAGTTTGGTCGAGTGATTAATTTAAATAATATGGATTACTCATTTTGTCTTAACATTGAGTGTTTTTACTAATTCATTGAGTGATTTTTTTAATTCATTGAGTGATTTTTTTAATTCATTGAGTGTTTTGATGGCGGGTGTGCTTTTTAATTCATTGAGTGCTTTTACTAATTCATTTGTTTTAATTATTTGTTTTAATATTTTATATATATATA